CTCCCCACCTCTTTCGAGGGTTTTAGACCGTTAGGTCTTTAACGTGTAGATCGAGATCCGCTTATATCCTTGTGTACCAGGAGTTGTGACCCCAAGTACACCATGCCTATAGTCAGGCTTCGCTTTAGCCACGTTGTGAAACGCAGCTTTGCGGCCATACTGTGCGTTCACCTTCTCAATAGAGATAGACCCAGGCAAGCCTGGTACTCCCTCTAACGAAGGCGAAACATAGATGCTATAGAGCGGTAACACGTTGTCCCCTGGAAGGACTTGCCAGTCCTTTTTGGATTTAAGGGTAAACGTGTCAAAGGTAAAGCCCGCCCAGCCGTACTTCCTATTCTTTGGAATCGGGACCCATTCACCGATCAGGTGACCGTCCCCGAAACCATCGGGTCCCCAGATTTGAATACTGGGGTCGAGATAGGTAAGTATCAGCTGGGCCTGGTCGACCATGGAGTTCCGCACGTAAAAGTTGTGCAGAACAAAAAGGTCTATACCAGTTAAGGGACCCTTCACATACGAAGGTCGGATGTTGATGCCCCGCAGGTAGTCCTTTCCGCAAGATTCACGGAAAGGCCCAGTTACGAACGACTTACTCCTATTGAGTAGGAACCCGGTAGCCGTCAGCACGCGCTCCAATAACGGATACGCGTAGGCGGGGATGACGATGTCATCCCCATAGACAGACACCAGGTGGTCGTCGCCCTCTCTCACACACGCTTGGGAAAGCGCGTAAAAGATGAGGGTCTCCAGAGGGAACGTAAAACCGTTCCCCATACTGGAGAATTTCTGGAGCCTAACAGGCTTCCCTTCGACAAGTACGGTGCCAGTACGGTACCGTGAGAGGAAGAGAGCCCAGTCGTACGGAAGAAGGTGGTAAACCAACTCCGACGCGACTGTGTCAGACGCACTACTGAGGTCCAGGGTTGCTAAAGCCCCAGTTAAGGACCCAAGGCAGGCAAACGATTGGTTCTTCGTTTGGTCCCTGATGTCCACACCATAAGGCCGCAGACGGCGAGCAATATAGTCACCTATCCCTAGCTGAAACATAGTGTTCAGCATAGGTTCGACGACAATCGCTCTATCCGTCTTTGCGGTCTTCGGGACGAAGTTCAGTACACCGCTATGTATTTCGACGGTCACTGAAGCAGACTCTGAATCTCCTTCCCAGGGGATCCAGCCTTGCAACTCTTCCAATGATTCTTGAATCACTGGGATGAGCTCTTCACTACAGGCGAACGTTTGACTAAGCTTTCGCCTAGCCGACGCTATTCTTTTTGGAACTTGCGTCGTAGCCCCGCTGCCGAATCTGACACGAAGGTCAGACAGACTGGGCACATCTCCTAGTATCCTAGCGATTTTACGTTGGGCTCGGAACAATACCGAGTCAACGTCCGGGAGGAAGTTAAATCTCCCGGAAGCTAGGGCTTTGAAGATGCGATTTGTCTGAAGACATAACTCTTCAGCAGCATTGAACTTCGCTACAGCGACAGCTCTGCGGTCAATCCCCAAGTCAAGATCCTGCCTTTTTTGATAGAAGGCAAGAACCTGCCGAAGAATGATCGCCTCATGAGCAGATAGCTCGTCGTAGTCCAGTTCAAAGTCACAGAGAGCCTGAAAGTCATTAGATTCAACGAGATGTCGAATCGATTTGACCGCCGTGCTCTCTCTCTCACCGAGATCAGTGAGATGTGACAGAGCGAGTTCCCGGAGGATCTCATTCGTCCTCTCCGAGGTGAACCCCGAGTCCCAGCGTGTAATACGCATATTGCCTCCGTTTAATGCGGAAGGTGGGCGGCTAGTCAAGCAGACTTACGTCTGCGAGACCAGCTGGTCCAGGAGTTCGGGTGCCGGCCCACTCGTCGTGGGCGTGACCGTGCCAACAACCCCGTTCAGGATGTTGGTGGCCAGTTGCCGGCAGAGACGACGACCAGTGACGTCGGACCGTTCGTGGAAAAACCCGGTGATAACCACCGTGTTCACGTACGCGACCTTCGGAGCGGCGGTATAACCCGCCGCATTCTGGTTCGAGATGCTCTCCATCACGGGAACCTCGACTTTCATCTCGGTCCGGTACACGCCCGACTTCAGACGCTGAAGCGTCGAAGTCGCGCGGACCTGCCCCGTAAGAGGGACACCCGTCGCACCTTCACGCCACTCGTTGATGACCTTTCCCGCCTCGCGGGAGACTGCCACTGGCAAGAGCGTGTGTGACACGGGGGTGGCTGCGCCATCGAAGGCGACCAGCGATGCGATGTTGGACATCGATTCTCCAAAACTTTCCGCCTAGGTGGAACCCCAGACGCCTCTTACACGAGGAGTGTTTGTGTCGGTATGACACGAACCGTTTACACGGGTTCACCAGACTCCGGACAATCTGTTCCGGAAGTTTGGCGCAGCAAGGAGCGCGATCGAGTTGACCGCATGCTTCCACGTGGCTATTTTGCCTAAAGGCTTAATGTTAGGGAACGGGACAAGCAGATTGTTCGTCACCTGCCTATCTACAGTGCGCCACCGCTCTTGCGAGTCGGCGGCCCACTGGTAGTTAGGATGTGTCGAATTAGGCTGCGTTGCAAACCCGTCCTGCCCGTGGGTAGTGACGAAAGTACCTGTCAAAGCCTGAGACAGGCCTCTAGCGTCCAACCAGCTACCGATCGGCAAAAACCAATCGGCGACGAAGGAGAAGGGGAGCAATTCCCATGCTACAGAGGCAGGGTCAGTTAGACCCACCAACTGCGGCACATCAATCTCCTTAGCCCGGTAGATAATCTGTCCAGTCGACCTATGCCACCCAAAGGTATAGACGGCATTCCCGTTAAGGGATCGAACAGGATAGGCTTCTACTTTGTGGCGGACCTTAACCGTTACATGCAGGGGAGTGTTAAGTTGGTGCGCCAGAAATTCGGCGCCCCCCTTCACATCCTTTAGTAACGGAAGCCACCCATACTGCAACTCCAGCCAGTTCTTGGCCGGTATGGAGCGAACGCTACCGCGTTTACCACTCCCTCTAACAAGCTGTTCAGCAGCGCCTATAAAGTTTCCTTTACGGGCGAGCTTGTAAGCTCGGTAGATTTTCGTCGCATTCGTAGCAATCATCTTGAGGGCCTCATGGCCCTCACCGAGAAACACGCCAAGATTAAAATCACTCCCGGCCACAGCAGTCCGAAGCTTGCCTATCAGAGCAAGATCGTCGTTTGCAGTCCAGAGGTTATTAAAATTGGCGCCACCCCAGGCAGTGATGAAAGACGTATAAACCGTCTCTCGAACATTGTCTCGGCCCGGTAAATGATTGTCAAACACGTAGTTACATATTCCCTCACGGGATTGATATATGTCACACGTGTATGGATGGTCCTCGTTCGAGCCCCTCTTTGGGGGAACGTCGGGAACTCTCACTTCACGCCATACCACTTTCCCAGTTCTGGGATCGCGAGGAAATGAGTAAGAGATCTTCGAACGAGGGCGCTTAACGACCTTGTCACCTCCGTTCCAGGTTCGGCGTTCATAAAAGCCGACGAGGTAATCGGAGTAAGTGCCGTGTTGTAATGCACGGTGGTCAGTATAGCGCACGCCAGACGTCACAATCTTCTCCTATAACCGTACCTCACGGTACGGGGCTGATCCCCTTCCCCTAAAGAAGATGATCCCAATTGAAGACGGGTGGCCAATCAGACAGAATCTGACTTTGGAGGTCGCCGAGCTCAAACAGCCAAGACGCGTAATCGTTCAAGGGAGTGTCAGTGTCCTTTTTAGTGACACCGATCTCCACTCGATCAGTCACGAGCTTGCCTGTCAGCTCTTCAACCACCAGTCGGAATGTCCGAAAGGCCATTACCATCTCCAGCTGGGTCCATCTTCGCAGCGAGAGCCTCGGAACCCTCGATCATCGACCCAACAAGCCCACTGAGAAGCGAGAGCTTCACCGAGGTCGGAACAGGGAGCTCAGTCCAGTACTTCTCACGAAGGTGGACAGAGACCCTGACCCGACTATCGACGTCGCTCAAGACCAGAGGAATGTTGGATGCGGTGAACGTGGTCACGAGGTTTCTCCGTTGCAGGAGGG